CTGATACGCTTTCAATCCTATCTGAGATCGACAACCCTGGCACACCACAGGACGAATCGCTTGTAGCAATAGAGCGCAGGAAGAAAGAAGTAGAGCTTGGAATCTTGCAAGTGCAGTTAGAAGAAAAGCTACGCGCCCTTCAGACACCAGTGCAACCAGCACAGCCAGAGCCACCTAAAGAAGAACCGCAGAACCTTGAAGTGGAAGCAGCTATGGCGATTGCTGATGCTGTTGAAGGCTTGACCGAAAATGTAAAAGAGGTTAAATCCGTTGTAGAAAATATGACGCTTTCTCAACAGGAAAATGCAGGGCGAGCAATTGAAGCGGTGCGTAAACCCAAGCGGGTTATTCGTGAAAAAGGTCGCATAGTCGGGATTGAATAAATTATATTTGCATAAGGAAATATCATGGCAAAGTCAGTCATCACTTGTAACAATTTACTCAAGCTAATCTTTAACGCTACGGCTTGGGCAAACATGGCGGACAATGCTGCGTCTTCGCCGTATACTAGCTTGTATCTAAGCCTTCACACGGCTGATCCGGGCACTGGCAACAGCCAGCTAACTAACGAAACCGCATACACCAACTACACCCGCATTGGCGTTCTGCGCACATCGGCCGGCTGGACTGTATCGACAAACACGGCGGTCAACACTGCGCTGGTTCAGTTCCCACAGTGCGGCGCTTCTGGTTCTACGCTGACTTATGTTGCGATCGGCACTGACTTAACGGGCGCTGGTAACGTGCTTTACTCAGGCCCACTCAATAGTTCGCTGTCCGTTGCTTCTGGTATTCAGCCACAGTTTAACGCATCAGCCCTAACAGTCACGGAGACTTGATCATGAGCCAACCCAACTTGGCAAAAGGCGATGAGCCATTGTACTCATGCGCTGAGTGCGGCGAACCTGTATTCTTGGTTGAAGGCGTTGTTTACAAACCATGCGGTCACATAGAGGCTGCGGTATATGCAAACATGGTAGCAATCGTGCGCGGAACATCAGAGGTTAATTAAGTGGCGATCCGCTCTTACAAAGACTTGGTGGATGCTGAAGAAAACGGGCAGACCTTTATTGGTAGCTTTCGTAAGACCCTTACCGCCTCTACTGGTAATGGCAGTTGGTTTGACGTTACGTTAAGTGCGGGCAATCCGTTGCCGTTTTACTACGCATCTTCGCCTTTGTTCGGTATGCCACTTAGTCAATCTGTAAACGGAGGAATGCCACATAATCCTCCAGTTGCTGACTTAGGCTACAAAACGTATCTTAAAACACTTACGGTTTCACCTACTGGCGGTAACTTTTGCATGGGGCCAATGATCCTGATGGATTATTTGTTTTACTATCCCTTCATTGATACAAGCAATACGGATGAGCAGTTCTTAAGTCAGACGGAGGAATTGCCTCGCTACACAGATGGACAGGGTGTGAGCGTCATGGCCGTTCAAATGGCTGGCTTGCTCGGTATAGGCAACCCAACCTTTCGCTTTACCTACATAAACCAAAACAATGTTTTAAAAACAAGCCCAACGCAAACTTGTGGATCAGCATCTATTACTGGACAGTTAGCAACGGGCAACAACTCTGCAATTAGTCAACCAAATAGTAACTATCCATTTTTAACGCTTGCTCCCGGCGATACGGGTTTACGAAGCATAGTGTCCGTTACTTTTAACCAAGCAGATATTGGACTATTGGCATTTGTGTTGGTAAAGCCATTGGAGCAGATTATCTTGCGCGAAACTGGAACGACAGCAGAGCGCACTCCTGCGATTGATTTTATGGATTTGCCTATCATTGCAGACGATGCTTATTTGTCGATATTACTAAATTCTGGGCAAACAGCGATTAACACAGTTAGCTACATTGGCACAATTCAAACCGTTTGGGGATAAGTTATGGCACTTCAATCAATGGATCAAATCATCAGCGCGATTACTGCAAGTCAGTTTAATCGCACTGATTGGAACAAGAACGCGTTACCAGTAACAGCGCAAGTTGCTGGTCTTTGGTATGACTTGTCAACTGGCGCTGGCAACCCGTTCCAGAACTCAACGCACGGCTCTACGGCCAACCTCGCGTTTCAGGCTCTGTCTGATACAACCACAACGACTGCCACAACAGCGGCTTTAGGTGGCTCTATCTCAGGCACAGTGTTTACTGACACAACGCATGGCACAAACCGCTTTACCGTTGGAATGCAGCTTACTGGTACGGGTGTGTCTGCGGGTACGTATATTACCTCACTTGGCACAGGTACGGGCGCGAACAACGGCGGCACATACAACGTCAGCGTTTCGCAGACTGTAACAGCGCAGACCATCACTGGAACGGCAACGCCAAACGGTCTATACACTGGCGGCGATGTAGCGCCATCAATCAAGAACGTATTGAACGTATCTGCGTTTTCAGCAGCAGCAACAAGCGCACCATCCACCCTTATGCTTGTCGATCAGGTCGCAATGTTCACGGTGTCATCTGTCACCACTACTGGCGCACAGTCATTTACTGGCACACAGACTTTGCCACGTTATGCAACAGGCGCTGGCGTACAGGCGTTTATTGTTCCATCTGTTGTTATGGGTGCGGGTACGCCTACCATTCAGCTAAACTATACAAATGCTGCGGGCACGGCTAGTCGCTTAACGCCATCCAGCCCAACGCTGCCGATTGCCAACACCACTGCGCCTGTTGGATCTGTAGTTTACTCAGGTACTGGCGCGGGTAAGGTTGGCCCATTCATACCTCTTGCTGCGGGTGATACGGGCATCCGTTCCATCCAGTCAATCAACCTGTCAGCCACAATGACATCTGGTTCGTTGGTGGTGATCTTGGCTAAACCAATTTTCACCCTGCCAATTACCACAGTCGGTGTAGCTTCTGAGCGTGACTTGGTTAACCAACTTCCATCAATGCCTCGTATTTTTGATGGCGCAAATCTTCAATGGTTGATGTACGCTGGTAATGCTACACCTATTAACTCTGCTTTTTACGGATCACTTGATGTAGCGTGGGGCTAAAATGTTAGTTGGGAATTACTCTAACTTTAACAAGCTGCCGTTGAAATACATCGGAGCTGCTGGTGTTAACAATAACGTGGCTATTCAGGCTGGAAACCATAGTAATTTCGTGCAGTCTGGCCGTGTGCGTAGCCGCATGATGCAGTCTGAAACGACTGTAGCAAATGAACTATACTCCCTGCCCAATGGCAGTTATCCCTCGCTAACGTGGTTCATTCCACAGCAAACAGGAAGTATTGGCAGCAGCAATCAGATTTACGGCAACGGCGTATCGGCTGGTAACTTAGCTGGTGGTTTGCCATCTGATGCTAACCTGACAGGCGCGGGTGACATTACAAACGGCAACCTGACGCTGATTGCCCAGCTAATCGCATCGCTTACTGGTGCGGGTGACGTTACGCCGCCGCCGTCCCTGGTTGGCACATTGTTCATGTTCAGCAACCAGCTTACTGGCGCTGGCGCTGTTGCTGCTACTCTGACAGCGTTCGCATCTGTTCAAGCTGATCTAGCGGGTGCTGGCTCTCTGGCTGTTGTGCCATACGCTACGGGCGACCTATCGGCGGATATTACAGGTGAGTCAGTCTTGTCGCCACAGAGCCTTGCGGCTGCGGTTTGGAGCGCATTAGCAGCACAGTTTAACGTCAACGGAACAATGGGCCAAAAGTTGAATGCAGCATCCAACTATCAAGCTATCGCGGATGCAATCGTGGCTGCAATGAATGATAACCCGCCAGATGTGAACATTGCATTGATTAACGGGATCGACGTTGACGGAGATGGAACGGAGGCTGTGCCGTGGGGGCCAGTTTAAGTTGGGGCAATTCGTTTGGTAAAGCTTGGGGCGTAAGCTTTGGTCGCGGCGAAATCTTGGCTGGCGGCGGCGGTGAGGATTCACGAAGCACTAGAGCTAAACGCAATAGGATTAAAAGATTAGGCTTCACCAACGAACGCGCAATCTTAGAGGCATCTCTAGCTGCAAGACAGGCAAAGAATGAACTTGATGCTTTAAGTGAAAACAAGGTCGATGTTGCACAGAATGCAACAGAAGCGATTAACGACTATCTAAATGAAAAGGGCGAGGCTCAAGCATTACAGGCACAGCTTGATAAACTGTTAAGCCAATTAAGCGTTAAGGATGTCAACGACACTAACGATCTTAATTACAGTGTCGACGCAGAAGCTGCCAAAAAGGAAATACAAGAGTTCCTTGATGACAACAGAGAAGCAATTGAGGTGCTGTTGCTTGATGAGCAAAAGAATAACAGATTGCTTCTAACGATTATGGGTTTTTGACATCATTGCATTATTTGCGAAAATATGTGATGGTGTAAATATGTGGTTCCACTCTCCACAAAATTAGGGTGAGTTAATGGGGTTAAAACATGACAACGGCAGAAATGGATAACAACGACAATATAGACACGATCGACATTGAAACAGAATCCACTGAGCAAGCAGAAGATGAGACCAATTCCATCGACCTTGCTGATGATGAAGAAGATGACGAGGATGAAGTCGTAATATCTATCGGAGAGGAATCGCCACCTCAAGATGAAGAAGTTCGTGCGCCAGCATGGGTGCGTGAATTGCGTAAATCAAATCGGGAAAAAGAGCGGAAGATAAAAGAACTTGAAGCCAAGCTGAATACATCGGTAGCTGAGACTAAACCAGTTGCATTAGTATCTAGGCCAACGCTTGAAAGTTGTGATTATGATTCCGACGAGTATGAACAGAAGCTAGCTGAATGGTATGACCATAAACGGGAATACGATGCAGCCGAAGCCAATGCCAAGGCCCAGCAAGACGCTGAAGCTAAAGCATGGCAGGACAAGCTTGATTCCTATGCGAAGGCTAAATCTTCGTTGAAGGTGCGGGACTATGAAGAAGCTGAGGCTACGGCTTTGGACACATTCAACGTCACGCAACAGGGAATAGTTCTACAAGGCTCTGACAATCCTGCTTTGCTTATCTACGCAATTGGCAAAAGCACTAAGCGAGCAAAGGAACTTGCAGCAATCACCGACCCCGTAAAGTTTGCCTTTGCGGTAGCAAAACTGGAGACTCAGTTGAAAGTAACAAACCGTAGGGCGGCAACCGCGCCAGAACGCACCATTACCACAAGCGGTGGTCGTGTCTCTGGCACCATTGATTCGCAACTTGATCGCTTACGCGCAGAAGCTTTAAAGACCGGAGATTTGTCAAAGGTCATGGAGTATAAGCGCCGTAATAAGAAAACCTAATTTTTCGGAGTTAATATAATGGCTAACGCTTTTTCGAAAGAAGAAATTGTTGCCTTTGAGAATATTCTCGAAGGCTTCCATGACGCTTTGATTCTGTCAAAGAACGTCAACATCTACAACACCAATGGCGTAACGATGGAACGCGCTCGTGACACAATGTGGCGTCCGCAACCATACATCGCTCAATCGTTCACTCGTACCATCGGCACGACCATTGCTTCTAATGTTCAAACGATGACCCAGCTTTCTGTGCCTTCGACCTTGGGTTTCAGCCCTTGCTCGGCATGGGAAATGAATGCGCTTGAACTGCGTGACGCATTGCAAGAAGATCGTTTGGGCGCTGCTGCAAAGCAGAAGCTTGCTTCGGACATCAACCTTTCCGTTATGGATTTGGCTGCTGCTCAAGGCACGCTTGTTGTTGACGTAACAACTGCTGCTGGCGATTATGATGACATCGCACTTTGCGACAGCATCATGAACGAACAGGGTATTATGGCTGAAGATCGCTACCTCGCATTGTCGAGCCGCGATTATAACGGCATGGCTGGTAACTTGGCTATCGCAACCCGCTCGTTCACTGGCAACAAGTCTGCAAACGCTTACGAGCGTTCGTATGTTGGCCCAGTAGCTGGCTTTGAAACATACAAGCTTGATTACGCTAACCGTTGTGCTGCTAACACTGCAACTGTCACCATCGACACCCTTGGCGCTCAAGCTCAGTATGTTCCACAGGCGACAACCAACAGTGTTTCGGGTATCCTGAACGTTGACAACCGCTATCAGACTGTCACTGTCTCCTCGACAACTGGCGTTCTTGCTGGCGATGCGTTCACGATTGATGGCATTGAAGCTGTTCACCACATCACGAAGCGTAGCACTGGTCAGTTGAAGACCTTCCGTGTTATTTCGATTGTTGATGGCACATCGATGGTTATCTCGCCACCGATCATTGCTGCGACTGCTCCAGCAACTGATGCTGAATTGCAGTACAAGAACGTTCAATTGGTTGCTGCTTCTGCGGCTTCTCCGCTGAACTTCCTCAATACCACTGCATCGAACATCAACCCATTCTGGCGCAAGGATTCGATTGAACTGCTCCCAGGTCGTTATGCTGTTCCAGATGGCGCTGGCGTTGACGTTCTTCGTGCTGCTACAGATCAGGGCATCGAATTGGTCATGACCAAGAGGTTCGATCCACTGACCTTCCAGACGCTTTACACGCTGGACACACTGTATGGTGTGGTAATGACGAACCCTGAAATGGCGGGTATCCTGCTTTTCAACCAAGCGTAATAGAGATGGGGGGAGTTTTGGCTTCCCCCTCTTTTCTTAAAGGGGCGATGCAATGAAGATGGGCCTATACGCAAACATTAATGCGAAACGGAATCGGATCAAGGCTCAGAAGGCTGCTGGTAAAACACCGGAGCGTATGCGAAAAGTTGGCAGCAAGGGAGCGCCTACTAAGGCTGCTTTCGTTGCGTCTGCAAAGACTGCAAAGCCAATGAAGGGCAAAAAGAAATGACTGACTTCCCAACCATTCTTTATTGCGTTCCCGGGCCATTTAAGAAGCCCCGTGGTGGCACATATGCTACTCGCCCCGCTGCGGATAAAGAAGCTTTCGACGCATTGATCGCTAAAGGCTGGTCTGCGTCTTATGAAGAAGCCGCAAGCAAGTTAGACAAGAAGCCAAAGGCTAAGGCTGTTGAAATTGATGAAGTCTCTGGCCCAAGCCGTGAGGAACTGGAAGTTAAGGCGAAAGAATTAGGCGTATCGTTTAATGCACGAACTTCTGATATAACGCTGTCAGATCGCATAACGTCAGCATTGGAAGTCTGAAATGGGATATACAAAGCGCCAGTTCGTAACGTCAGCCTTTGAAGAAATAGGCTTGGCTGATTACGTCTTTGACCTTCAGCCTGAACAGCTACAGGCAGCTTTGCGCCGTTTAGATTCCATGATGGCAGAGTGGAATGCAATGGGCATACGGCTTGCATACGAAATGCCAAGCAGTCCACAAGACAGCGACCTTGATTCAGAAACCAATGTGCCTGACAGCGCATGGGAAGCTATCATTACCAATTTAGCCATTCGTATTGCTCCAGGCTACGGCAAGGCCGTATCTCCTGACACCAAGGTATCAGCTAAGGGCGCTTTTAACGTATTGCTGCAACGCGCTACATTCCCGCTAGAACAACAGCTTCCTTCAACAATGCCATTAGGTCAGGGCAATAAGCCGTGGCGCTGGGATAACCCATACGTTCGGATTCCCTATGATCCTCTAAATGCAGGGCCTGATGGTCCATTTGAATGGAGTTAAGAAATGCCTACAATTAATCAGCTACCAACTGTAACACAGGTCTCTGGCGGAGATCAGTTACCATTGTTCGTAACAAACCAAGGCGATGCTCGTCGTTGCTCTGTCACAACGCTTATTGAATATCTTCAGGCAAACTTTGGCGCAGTTGTTTGTTCCTCTGTTCAAACAACACCAATAACTTTTGTTCAACTACCTACTGCTGTAGGTAACACTGGTGCGCGTGCGTTTATTACTGATGGAAGCACTACTACATTTGCTGCTACTGTTGCTGGTGGTGGCGCTAACAAGGTTCCCGTCTATAGCGATGGCACAAACTGGAAGGTCGGATAATGTCTTATGTAAATCCTTTTGCTCCTAATTATGGAGCGAACATTGTTGCAACTCCTGCGGCATCATCGGCATCAGTAACCATTTCTGGAACTGACAATGCTGTCCGTCTTGTGAACACTGGCGCAAACGTCTGCTATGTTCGCATTGGTGAAACGGCTGCGACTGCAACAACTGCTGACTTAGCGGTTCGTGCTGGCAGCGAAGTTATTATCCGCAAAGCACATGGCTTCACAAAGCTGGCACACATTTCGGCTTCTGGCACAACGCTCAACATTCAAACGGGCAATGGCGGCGTTTAATTTTAATTAAAGGATTGAGATATGATTATTCAACCTTTATGTAACTTTCTAATAGGAGAATTGAAATGCCAATGGTCGGTGGAAAAAAGTTCAGCTACGATGCAAAAGGTATGGCGATGGCAAAGAAGGCCGCTGCTAAATCTGGCAAAGCTATGATGATGACCAAAGCGAAGAAGAAAAAGAAGTAAGGTGTCAAAAGATTCGCGCCTGACTCGTGCGGGTGTTGCTGG